AAGTCTGCATGGACCGTAAAACCGTGGTATTCCTTCCCCTCATTAAGACAAGCCAAAAATTCACGGCAATTCTCAATGACAAAGGTTTTACCGCTGCTGAAGTTAACGGTAACAGCGATGATCGTGCCGAGATTTTAGCAGATTTTGACGCCGGAAAATATAATGTGCTATGCAATTCTATGTTACTGACAGAGGGCTGGGATTGCCCGTCGGTAGATTGCATCGTCGTGCTACGACCGACAAAAATCAGATCCTTATATTGTCAGATGGTAGGCCGCGGAACCCGGTTATATCCAGGAAAGGATCACCTTTTACTGTTGGACTTTCTTTGGCATACAGAACGGCACGAGCTTTGCCATCCTGCTCATTTGATTTGCGAATCGCCGGAAGTAGCTCAAAAGATGACGGAAAATATTGAAGCTGCCGGTTGCCCGGTAGATATAGAAGAAGCCGAAGTCAAGGCGTCCGAAGATGTTGTGGCGCAACGCGAAGAAGCATTGGCCGCACAGCTGGCCGCGATGAAAACCCGTAAGCGCAAGCTAGTGGATCCATTACAATTTGAAATGAGCATCCAGGCTGAGGATCTATCAAGCTATATACCGGCCTTTGGTTGGGAAATGATGCCGCCGAGTGATAAGCAAGTAAAAACCTTAGAAAAATTAGGTATCTTCCCTGATCAAATCGATAACGCCGGCAAAGCAAACATGCTACTTGATAGACTCAATAAACGCCGGGAAGAAGGTCTGACAACGCCAAAGCAGATCCGCTTTTTAGAGGGACGCGGATTTCAGCATGTGGGAACATGGCAGTTCGAGACAGCAAGGAAGCTCATAGACCGCATTGCTGGCAATGGCTGGCGGGTACCTAAGGATATTAACCCAGTTGAGTTCAAGGAGGTCATTTAATGGAGCAGCAATATGATGTAAGAGAAATCCTTCCCCATATCAATCCAGCCCTCCTGGACTACACCGAATGGGTCAATGTAGGGATGGGACTGAAAGAAGCTGGTTATACCGCTGCCGACTGGGAGGAATGGAGCAAGAGCGATACCGCCCGGTATCATCCCGGGGAGTGCTTTAAGAAATGGGGTAGCTTCCACGGGGCGTCAAACCCCGTGGGGGCCGGTACGATCGTCCAGATGGCGAAAGATCAGGGATGGCGCCCTGAACGCCCCGAAGATGATGATCGCGCCCTTGATTGGGATGATGTGATCGGTGGCGGTAAAGACGATCTTGTCATTATTGATAAGTCCTGGGTGGAAGGTAAAGAGGTCGCAGAACCGGAGCAATGGGATCCCGCAAATCAACTTATTAAATACCTGGAAACGCTTTTTGAAGCGTCTGAAAATGTCGGTTATGTCACCGAATCATGGTACAACAACGAAAAGAAGAAGCACTTTCCCACCAAGGGGAATTGGGATCGTACTGCCGGACAACTGATTCAGCAGCTTAGTCAATGCAAGGGTGATATTGGCGCCGTGATCGGTGATTATAAGACAGAAGTAGGGGCATGGATCCGCTTTAATCCTCTCGACGGAAAAGGCTGCAAGAATGACAATGTAACAGATTACCGGTATGCCCTCGTCGAATCCGACACAATGGATATCGATAAACAAAACGCTATTATCCGGGAATTAGAATTACCGATTGCCTGCCTTGTGCACAGCGGGAAAAAAAGCCTCCATGCCATTACCCGGATAGATGCCGCTAATTATGACGAATACCGTAAGCGGGTTGATTATCTCTATGCCATCCTCAAAAAGAACGGCATGGAGCCGGATACGCAAAATAAGAACCCGTCCCGCCTCTCCCGGATGCCTGGCATCGTCCGCAATGGACATAAGCAATTCTTAATTGATACCAACATCGGGAAAGAATCATGGAAAGAATGGCAGGAATGGATCGAGGGCGTCAACGATGATCTTCCGGAACCGGAAAGCCTCGCCGACGTATGGGACAATATGCCGGAACTGTCGCCACCTCTTATTGATGGCGTACTCCGACAAGGCCATAAAATGCTTTTAGCGGGGCCCAGCAAAGCCGGGAAGTCCTATGCTCTTATAGAAATGTGTATCGCTATTGCAGAAGGCCGCAAATGGCTCTCCTGGCAATGTGCCCAGGGCAAAGTGATGTATGTCAATCTTGAGCTTGACCGGGCGTCTTGTTTGCATCGGTTCAAAGATGTGTATAACGCTATGGGGTGGAAGCCAAGTGGTATGGGTAACATCGATATCTGGAATTTGCGTGGCAACAGCGTCCCCATGGACAAGCTGGCGCCAAAACTTATTCGCCGTGCAGCCAAGAAAAACTATATCGCCATCATCATTGATCCTATATATAAGGTAATCACCGGCGACGAAAACAGCGCCGATCAAATGGCCCATTTTTGTAATCAATTCGATAAAGTTTGTAATGACTTGGGCGCTGCCGTCATCTATTGCCACCACCACAGCAAAGGCACGCAAGGCCAAAAACGCAGCATGGACCGTGCTTCCGGTTCCGGCGTATTCGCCCGGGATCCTGATGCGCTTCTGGATTACATCGAATTGGAGCAAACGGAGGCCCTTTTGAAGCAAGAAGAGAATAAGGCTGTTTGCGCAGTTTGTATAGAATGGCTTGACCGGCATATCAAAGGATGGCGGGAGAATATTGGGCAAGATGATTTATACAGCGAAAAGGCGATGCTGGGAGCCTGTGATCGCCTTATGAGTATAGATCAATACCGAGACATGCTGCCGTCAATTTACGCCGCCAGGCAGGGTATACAGCGTCGCACGGCGTGGCGGATCGATGGCACCCTCCGCGAGTTTGAGAAATTTAAGCCGGTGAATTTGTGGTTTGATTATCCGGTGCACAAAGTTGATGAGGACGGGCTGCTGCAAGACCTTGATGCGGACGGAGAGGGACAGTATCAAAAAAAGTCTAAAAAAACTCCTGCGCAAAAAAAGGCCGATAATGCTCAGCAGCGCAGGGAAACACTTGAAACAGCATATAACAATTTGGCCTCAATCAATGAAGATGTGAAAGTTTCTGATATCGCAGAATATACAAGCCTATCTCTTAATACTGTAAAATCCTACATTGATGAACATTCAGATTTTAGTCGAACAAATGGAATAGTTACAAAATCATAATGGTGTCAAATATCAAATAATGACGATTTAATATTTTGACGGAGGTGTCAAAGGTGTCAAATAATAAGAAATTGATATGTCAAGCAATGGTATCAAGTATCAAATCAATATTTTTGACAGGGTGTCAAAAGTGTCAAACTCCTATTTTTGATAGTGCTGTTGGGGGTGTCAAAAACAGGGGTGTCAACACCCCCTATAAATAGGGGGGTGTTGACACCTACCCCTGATTTGACCCCCAACCCTATGCGCGAAGTTGACACCTTCCGAATTTAAACCAGAAAGGAAAATACGAAAATGAAAGATGATTATAAAATCTGCCCGATATTAACCGCCGGTGCTTTTGCAAATGTGAATAACACAAAAGGTGAACCGTTGCCTTGCTACGGATATGAATGTGAACTTTGGGACGAGGAAACGGAGATGTGTGTGCTTTGTGGAAAGCAGGGAGTGGATCATGATAACTGAGTTTTTCATGCCAATGGAAAAGGTACCAACCGTTACACATCAAGAAAAATCAATCCATGTCGTGAAGGGAAAGCCAATCATATACGAGCCGTCCGACTTGAAAGCCGCCAGGGCAAAGCTGGAAGCGCACCTTGCACAACATGTACCGGAGTATCCATATATCGGGGCTGTGCAGTTAATTACAAAGTGGTGTTTCCCGATCACTGGCAAGCATAAGGATGGCACATGGAAGATCACAAAGCCAGATACAGACAATAGCATCAAGCTTTTAAAAGACTGTATGACTAAACTTGGCTACTGGAAAGATGACGCTCTGGTGGCGTCTGAGATAACGCAGAAGTTTTGGGCGGAGACGCCCGGTATCTACGTAAAAATCGAAGAATTGGAGTGATAAAGATGCTCACAACAAACGAAAAAATGACCAAATTTTATGGCCCTGGCCCTGAAAATAGATCATGCCGGCATTGTCAATATTGCGACCTAAAAACCAAGAAATGTGCCGTCGCAGTGGCAAAGATAAATCCTTGGAAGCGGGCATGCGGAAGGTATGAGGAGGCACAAAAATGAATCGAAACGCACTTATTCATGCCGCTATCGAAGTATTTGGCAGAGAGCATCAAACCCTGAAAGCGATCGAGGAAATGGCCGAACTAACTCAAGCGATTATCAAATGCGAATCAAAGCCAAGTATGGATCGATTATCTGATCTGCACGATGAGATATCCGATGTGCAGATCACGCTTGATCAGCTGAAAATTATATATGGCTATGATCCCGTAGAAGAATTATCGAAGCGGGACAAGCTGGAAGAATTGATAATGCGGGAGGTGCAGAAATGACCGAGCTAAAGATCGCCGAAAGGCTAAAAGAATTGCGGAAAGAAGCTGATTTAACTCAAGAGCAAGCAGGTAAGAAGCTTTATGTATGCGGGAACACATGTTCCAACTATGAGCGCGGCGAACGCGTGCCGGGAATTGATTTTGTTGTTAACGCAGCTGAATTTTTCGGGGTGTCGTTGGATTATCTGGTTGGGCTTAGTGATGACCGGGAGGATGAGGAATGAACGAATATGAAAAGCTTGCTAACGCGATTATCATACTTGCCGTTGACGATTACCGGAGAGCATTGAAGGTGCTTAAAGAAGATTCACATGATCCTTTCGCCAAAAAGGAGAAAAGGAGTATTGAGAAGTTTTTTCGATCGGAATATTTTGGCATCTTAACCAAAGTTGATCCGGAGGTACTCATAAAAAAGCTGCGTAAGGAGGTAGATGGATGACAACGAAAGAGTATCTATCCCAAATTTTACAAATCGACCACCGAATCCAAGCAAAGTTAGAGCAGGCTGAAAAGCTACGGGGGTTAGCCACAAAGATCACAACCACCTTTTCCGATATGCCACGGGTTCCCGGACATAGCCAGCAGTCGATGGAGGAAGCGGTTTGCAAGCTGGTAGACCTGCAAAAGAAGATCAATGCTGATGTCGATAGGATGATTGATCTTAGACAGGAGGTCATGACCATTATTGAGTCGGTACCGGTAAAGGAACAAAGATACCTGCTTGAATGGCGGTACTTGAACGGATGGACGTGGGGAGTAATTGCACGAGGATTAGGGTATGATCGGAGTAGTGTATACAGGATTCACGCCGAGGTCTTAAAAAAATTAAAAATCCCTACAAACGTATGAAAAAGTCACTATTTAAGACCCCTTGACATGTGATATGATATAATCGCGAGTAGAGTATATACAGCTTCCTTTCTCATTGGGCGGTCCTTTAAACGAGGGCCGCCTTGGTTTTTTGGGGAGGATGATCGAGAGGTGGTGAGATCAGTGACACAAAAACAAAAAATGTTTTGCGATGAGTATCTCATTGATCTCAACGCAACGCGGGCATATTTGGCGATTTATAAAAACTGCAAATCAGAGGCAGCGGCAAAAGCTGCAGCAAGTAGACTGTTAACTTTCGTTAACCTCAAAATCTATATTGAGGAGCGCCTCGAGGAGATTAAAACCGCTAAAACTGCGGATGCTCAAGAGGTGCTTGAATATCTTACGTCTGTTTTGCGCGGCGAGTCTGAAGCTGAAATTGTGGTTGTTGAGGGAGGCGGCGAAGGTTGTTCTTCTGCGCGACGGATAAGCAAAGCCCCCGACGAGAAAGAGCGCCTCAAGGCTGCGGAGCTATTGGGCAAGCGTTATATGCTGTTTACGGACAAATCCCAAATTGATCTTAATGTGCCGGTGGTTTTCGCCGGTGAAAACGAATTGGAGGATTGAACATGAAAATACCTGATAAAGTCAAGGTTGGCGGGCTTGAATACAGAGTGGTCACTACTGATATCCTGAAAAAGGGAGAGAGTTATGCAGGCGAAATAGATTATATGGGCTGCGAAATTCGGCTTAAACCCCATGAATCTAAGCAAAGTCAATATCAAACCTTTTTGCATGAACTCTGTCATGCGCTCTATGTTCACTGCGGTTATTATGATCACGACGAACGGGAAATCGAGAGCTTATCCCAGGCTTTGGCTATGGTTATCCGCGATAACCCCGGACTTTTAGGCGGGGGAGACAATGCTAATCCAACTTGTGGGAAAGGCATCGGCATTAGTGACGAGGATCTGCAATACTTGATGAATAGAGTCGCAGGTGCGTATAAAAACTATATTAATCTAGCTGGTGATATCGATGCAGCCAAAACAAGTTAACCTCCCTGCGATCATCGGAAAAGGGTACGCCACGTTTTGGCATTGCCGTTCTCGTTATCGCGTGGTGAAAGGTGGCCGCGGCTCAAAAAAGAGTTGTACCGCCGCCTTGTGGCTGATCTATCACATGATGAAATATCCCCTGTCTAATGCGCTGGTGATCCGGCGCTATTTTAATGGCCATAAAGATAGCACTTATGCCCAATTAAAATGGGCAATGCAGCGCCTTGGTGTGGCGCATCTGTGGCAGTGCAGCAAAAGCCCCATGGAGTTGACCTATAAGCCCACTGGGCAGAAGATCCTTTTTCGCGGGCTTGATGATCCGATGAGCATTACTTCCATTACGGTTGATAAAGGCTTCCTCTGCTGGGTATGGATCGAAGAAGCCTTTCAAATCATGAATGAGGATGATTTTAATAAGCTTGATATGTCCGTTCGGGGTGAGGTACCGGAAGGATATTTTAAGCAAATCACATTGACATTTAACCCCTGGTCAGATAAGCATTGGCTTAAGTCCAGGTTTTTTGATGCCCCAAGCCAAGATATCTTGGCGCAGACAACAACCTATCAATGCAATGAGTTTCTTGGGGACGATGATCGGGCAATATTTGCAGATATGAAAACCCGTTTTCCCCGCCGGTACTCGATCGAGGGTCTTGGAAACTGGGGGATTGCCGAGGGCCTGGTATTTGAAAATTGGCAGGAGAAAGAATTTGACCGGGATGAAATTATCAAGTCTCGGCCTCAAATCAAGGCTTTATTCGGCCTGGACTTTGGCTATACCAACGATCCCAGCGCTTTCATTGCGTTTCTCTTGGATCAAAAAACCAAGGAAATTTTTATATTTGACGAGATGTATAAAAAATCCATGGTCAATGCCGAGATAGCAGCGGAATTGACCCGGATGGGTTATGCAAAAGAAAAGATAACGGCAGACGCAGCGGAGCCGAAGAGCATCGAAGAGCTTCGCCGGGCGGGGCTTCCCCGAGTGCGATCAGCACGAAAAGGCCCGGATAGCATTCGACACGGCATACAGACTTTGCAGGGTTATAAGATGTTTGTGCATCCCCGCTGCTGTAATACGATCATGGAATTGAGCAATTATATTTGGGACACGGATCGGGATGGGCACACGCTGAATAAGCCAATCGATGATTATAATCACCTGATGGACGCCTTACGATATGGCGCTGAAGAAGTAACCCGGGGCGGAATGGAGGTATTCAAATAAAATGGATCTTGAACAGGCAAGAAAATTTATAAAAAAATATATCGACGGTCATCAGGTGTTTATTGACCAGGCCAAGACCGGGCTATCGTACTATCTCAACGACAATGATATCAGAAACTGGGAAGGGCTTGACGATCTAAGGCTTAAAGCAGCGCAGCTGACCAATCCGCTGCGAAATGCTGATTTCCGCATTCCTCATAACTGGCACCAGCTCTTAGTCAACCAAAAAGCGGCCTATGTGTTTACCTATCCGCCGACTTTTGACGCTGATGCAGATGACTTGAATGACCGCATCACCGAGGTTTTAGGTGATCGATTTGCGCGGGAATGTAAGGATTTATGCGTTGAAGCATCCAATACCGGCGTGGCTTGGCTCCATTGCTGGATCGACGATAAAAAGCAATTTTGTTTCGCCGATGTGCCGTCGGCGCAGATTATCCCGGTTTATGGTCCCGGTCTCGACGAAGAGCTGGAAGCGGTATTAAGAACCTATATTTCCCAAGATGAGAACGGTGAAATCATTACAAAGTACGAGCTTTGGACGGATAAAGAAGCCGCCTTTTATCAGAAGCGCGGTGAACATGATATTGACATTGCATATCTCAATAACAGCAAAACGAATATCATCTCTCACGATATGGGCTATGTGCCCTTTATCCCCTTTTATAATAACGGCAGCCGCAAAGGTGACCTGCCGATGTATAAAGAGCTGATCGATCAATACGATTTAGTTGTTTCCGGTTATGCCAATGATCTCCAAGATATCCAGGAGATCATTTTTGTGATCCGCAATTACGGTGGCGAGGATCTGAACACCTTTTTGTCGGAATTGAAGGTATATAAAGCAATCAAGGTGGATGGTGATTCTCCTTCCTCCGGTGGTGTTGAAACGATGAAGATTGATATTCCGGTGGAAGCAAGGGTCAAATTTTTGGAGATTCTCAAGCGGCAAATCTTTATTTCCGGCCAAGGGGTTGACCCGGATCCCGCCAATTTTGGTAATGCTTCCGGCGTGGCCTTAAAATATCTTTACAGCCTTTTGGAAATCAAGGCGGGGCTTTTGGAAACGGAGTTTCGCGCCGGATTCGGACAATTACTGCGGATGATTTTTCATTATCTCGGTGTATCGGAAGATACCAAAGTTACGCAGACATGGACAAGGAATGCCATTTTCAACGATCTCGAAACGGCGCAGATCGCACAATCGAGCGCCGGCATTATCAGTGAAAAGTCCATTTTACTAAATCATCCATGGGTCGAAGATGCAGAGATGGAGCAGGAGCAGCTTGCGGAAGAACGGGCAGAAGAACCGGATCGCTTCGGACGGAATGTAGGAGCTGAGGATGGCGAATAATGATTATTGGGTTAAACGGGCAGAAGAAAAGGTTTTATCCGCTGAGCAGATGGCCTTAGATTACGAAAAGCGTATGCAGGCGAAATACAGGGAAGCCGTAAAAGCCCTAGATGCAGAGATCACAAGGATCTATAACAAGTATGCCAGGGATAATCAGATGCGCTATGCGGATGCGCTTGATTATTTGACAGTAAACGACCGGAAGGAATTTCAGCGGGATCTCGAATACTACATCGAGACCGCCTCCGATCCGAATTTACGCTTCGTGCATAAACAGGAATTACAAGCCCTATCTGTGAGGGCACGAGTAAAGCGCATTGAAGCGATGCAGGCGGCAATCAAGATGGAAGCCGAGAAGCTTTTTAACGCCTTAGAATCCGGTAGCGTAGAGATGTATGGCAAGGTTTATGACGATGCGTACTATCGCACGGCACATCAAGTATTCAGCCAATTAGGCGTTGGCAATTCCTTCGCTCAACCATCGGCGGCCGCAATCAAGAAGTTGCTTGAGTACCCTTGGAATGGAAAGTCATATAGCGCTAATGTTTGGGACTTAGAAAGGGGGTTCGTCGACGGGTTAAACCGAGTCTTAACCACCGGCCTCATACGTGGCCAATCGGTGCAGGAAATGAGCCGTGCGCTTCGTGACGCGGCTTTAGGCAAGGAGGGTAAGAAAGGCGGTGAATTATATCGGGCGCAACGGCTCATTCGCACCGAAACAAATTTCATCTTAAACCAAGCCTCGAAGGATATGTACGAAGAAGCCGAGGTCGAAGAGTATGAATTCCTAGGTACCCTTGATAGTCGGACATGCGAGCATTGCGGCGGTTTAGACGGCAAGCATTATCCCGTAAAAGATGAAAAGCCGGGTGTAAATTATCCGCCTCTTCACCCGCTTTGTCGGTGTACCACAATTTCATACTTCTCCGATTTGGGCGGTGAGAGAGTCGCCAGGGCAGCAGACGGATCAAGTTATACTGTACCGGGAGATATGAGCTATGAAGAATGGCGGGGAGGGTTGGCGGAAGAAGAAAATACAAAAAAACGAGGGCATATCGCTACTCACCATTTGGGAGAATTTGATCCTGATAGAATTAAATTGGCAGATCAGATCATGGAAGATTGTGGTTGCGATGAAGAGAAAGCCTTACAGTTGACCGCTGATTTTGAAGACTATTTTGATCGAGAATTTGAAGAAATACGGCTGAAAAAAAATGCTTACTATGCTGCAAAATCAGATCGGATAGATCAGTATTTAAAAGCATCACCAAAATTTGACGCTGCTATTAGTAGAGGCATAAGATTAGATACGCAAGGAATTGCTGATCTCAAACAGGCGCGCACGAATAAGCATCTAATCGACATGCAGGGAGGAATATCAAGCTGGACAAGCAGAGACGATGTGAGCATAGAATTTGCCGGACGAGAATCTAGTAAAATCCCGGTCATATTTCGGTTGGTGGAAACGCGAAAAGGTGCTTCAGTTGCGCATTTAAGTAAGTATGGGTTGACTGAGAGTGAGGTCTTAATGCCAAGTACGGCGAAGTTTAGGGTCTTAGCGATTAATCAAATCAAAAACGTTGAGTTAGTAGAAGAAAAAAAGCTGGTATCTTCTGGGGAAAAGCGGTATAATAAAGAATACGAAGATTTTATGAGCAGCATGACGGCCAAGTACGGAGAACAGGGGATGTGGTCAAAAATGGACTCATCAGAATGGGATATATACGATAAAGTTGACGCTACAAAAAAAGTTATTTCAGGCGGAGAAGAGTACGAGACAGTTATTAGAGAGGTGGAAAAAGCACCACCATATTATGAGATTGACTTAGAGGAGGTATGAATATGAAATTGATCGATAGATGGGAATCGAGTGGGATTAGAATTTTGCCCCCAGAAAAGCCTCCTAAAAAGGGGCCTAAAACTAAATAACAGCTTCCAAAGCACTTTGCGATTGCAGAGTGCTTTTTATATGCCCAAAAACTGACCGCCCGATGTCGTAAAACTACGGACAATACGGGATGCAACCCCGAAAAAAGCGTAATTGGAGGATGGAAAATGAAAAGAGAATTTTTAAAGTCGTTGGAACTTGCCGATGAAGTTATTGATAAAATCATGGCGGAAAACGGCAAGGATATTGAAACGACAAAAGGGAAATACGCCGACTACGATGCAGTTAAAGAGCAGTTAAAAGCCGCCAATGAGCAGATCGAAGAATTTAGGGGCATGGATATTGATGGAGTAAAGGCCGCCGCTGAGGAATGGAAAACCAAGGCAGCGCAAGCCGAGGCGGAAGCTAAGGCCAAAATCCAACAGATCCAATACGATCATGCTCTGGAATCTGCGCTCCTCGGCAATAAGGCAAAAAGCGTAAAGGCCGTAAAAGCCTTGCTCGACCTGGAAAAAATTAAATATGAGGATGGCAAGCTCTCCGGCTTGGATGAGCAAGTCGCAAGCCTCAAAGATTCACAAAGTTACTTATTCGAGGGAACGGAACCAACGCCGCCCGGGTATGAATACAAACCCGCGGGTGGCAGCCCTCCGGGATCGCAACCTCCCAAAAGCCTAGCCGAAGCGGTACAAATTGGTATTGCAGCGGCAGCAGGCGCAAAAAAATAAAAAAGAAAAGGTGGTAATAAATTATGGCAGTTACACTGGCGCAAGCCAAACTTAACGTACAAGACGCTTTACAGATGGGCGTCATTGATGAATTTGCAAAATCTAGCTTCTTGTTTGATAATCTCACTTTTGACGATTGTGTTTCCCCTACCGGAGGTGGGGCAACCTTGACTTATGGTTATACAAGGCAGATCACCCAACCCACTGCCGCGTTCCGTGCGGTTAATGTAGAATATGTGCCGAGCGAAGTTACAAAGCAACGTTTTACCACGGACCTTAAAGTATTCGGCGGCAGCTTCCAGATCGACCGTATCATTGCCAATATGGGCGGGATCGTCGATGAGGTGACTTTGCAGATGCAGCAGAAGATTAAAGCGGCTGCGGCTTTATTTAATGATTCCGTGATTAACGGCGATAGCGCGGTTGACGTAAATGCTTTTGATGGCTTAGAAAAGGCTTTGACCGGCTCTTCGACCGAGTATAATACCGCCGCTGCAATCGATCTTTCGACCTCTGATTTGGTAACAACGAACTATACCGCGTTTTTGGATATGTTGGATGAATTCCTTAGTGGGCTTGATGGGGCTCCGTCCTTTATTGGAGGTAACACTAAAATGATCGCTAAACTCCGGGCAGTAGCGAGACGCGCCGGGATGTACCAGGTGACAAAAAACGATTTTGGGCAGCAAGTAGAAAGCTACGGCAACGTGCCTTTTGTCGACTTTGGGGCAAAAGCTGGGTCGAATGATCCTGTTATTGCTACCAGCGTAGCGGGTGAAACCTCCCTTTATGCTGCAAGACTGGGGCTGGATGGCTTCCACGCTGTGAGTATGGCGGGCGTGCCTCCGGTACAGTCCTGGCTCCCTGATTTCAAAACGGCGGGCGCCGTAAAGACCGGCGAAGTTGAAATGGTTGCCGCCGTGGCGTTGAAAGCTACGAAAGCAGCTGGCGTCTTCCGTCGGATCAAAGTACAGTAAAGGAGGGTCATCATGGCAAGAGTATACGCGCCTAATGAGGCGCACACATGCGATTACGGTATTGATTTTGTCAACGGCGTTGCCGCTGTTCCTGATGCGAATACCTATTTAACCGGCTGGTTTACCGCGAAGGGCTATACCGTCGTTGCCGGGGATGATGAATTGAGTCCCTGGGATTATCTCACCTTGGCACAACTGCAGGAGTTTTCCCCTTATTGCGGACTCAATCCCACTGGATTGACTAAAGCGGCCTTGGTGGCTGCGATCGAAACCCAAGTCGCGGCGATGAAAATTGAGATTACGTCCTTTACCGCACTTAACCCGATTGCTGTTGGCACCGAGGGCGAGGCGATTTATGCGGATGCAGCGGCGATTATTGCAACGCTACCGACGGAAGTGTATTGTGATGCCGGTACCGTACCGGTGCCGGTTACGGCCTGGGTCGATACCGACACCTACGATCCGGATACAGCTGGATCTTATACCTTCACCGCTACCCTTGGGGATTTACCCGCACCTTACGCCAATACGGCGGTAGCAACGGCTACCGTTGAAGTTGTCGTGTCCGACGATGCGGAGCTTACATCCTTTGATGCGCTTGATTCGATCGCCGCTGGTACGGTAGCAGTGCCGGTATACGCTGATGCTGCTGCGGTAATTGCGACATTACCCGATACTGTGTTAGCGAATAATGGCAGTGTTGCTGTCCCGGTCACCGCTTGGGTGGATACGGATACCTATGATCCTACTTCTGCCGGATCGTACACCTTTACGGCTACCCTTGGGGATCTCCCCGATGGATACGCGAATGCCGCTGGGGTTACGGCTACGGTTGAGGTCGTTGTGGCGGCGGAGTAATGGGGGTGTGAGCTATGGCTAAAATACATACCCCCAATAAGGGTTATAACGGCATTTCGGCAGGCGTTGATTTTAGGGATGGAGTCGGAGAATGCTCTGACCCTTATTTGCTTGCTTGGTTTACCGCCAAAGGTTATGAAGTCGAGCCGGACCCTAAGCCGAAACGCGCTAAGGGCAGCAAGGAAGTGATAGAATGACCGTTCAGGACATTATAATCGCGAAACTGAAATTAACGGAATTAAGCGCGCTTCAGGAGATTTTCGTAGCTGAAATGGAAGCCTACATCAAAGGGTATTGCCATATCATTGAGATTCCCGAGGCACTTAATTTTACCTGGGCTAATATGGTGATCGATGCTATAACGGCAATGGAGGGGGAAGCGGCTCCCGAAGGAGTTGCAGGCCCCCTTTCCGGTATCACCATGGGCGATGTGTCTTATAGCTTTGCGGATCGGCAAACTGCGGCGGATCGCTATACGACGATCGCCCGGAATTACATTGTCGATCTCAACCGGCATAGAAAGGGGTTGTTCGGCGATGATTATCCCGATGCAGACGCTACTATTTGATGATACCTTTGATATTTACCGGATGGCGGGAGTCGTCGGCGCTGATAAAATAACACGTCAATCATCGGCGTTAATGTACTCCTGTACGCCGGGGCACCTTTCACGGTCTGGCGACGATAAGACCGGCGGCCCTACAACGGATGCCAACGACATTAAGACGGATTATATCCTCTTTTGCGCCCCCGATATTGACATCAAACCCGGGGATACGATACTCATCCGGGGGCTGTCCTGTTTAGCCGGATTGCCGCATCGATATCAAACCCATATGCAGACACCTCTTGAATACAAAGGAGAGGCATGATGGGCATCAAGGTAGACATTAGCGGCTTAGTAGAATTGCGGCGGCAATTGGTGGGCATGGAAGCACAATACGATGAGTTTTGCCGTAAGTTTCTTTTGCAAATGGGGCTAAGATGTTTAGCTATTGCCAAGAAGCAAACACCAGTTGATACGGGGCTTTTGCGGGGGAGTTGGAAGATCGGCCAGGTGCGAAAGGTATCCGGCGGTCTTGAGATTGATATAATCAATCCAGCGGAATATGCCTCATATCTTGAGCATGGCCACATGACCGCAAGCCGGAATACATGGGTACCAGGCCGCTTTATGCTAAAGCTCTCCCTGGATCAAATTGAACGCGAAATGCCGGCACGATTCCATTCCGCTTTTGAAGCTTGGCTGAAAACTATTTAAGGAGGTGCCTATGGAAGCAATTGAATCAATCATCGGCTATGCCGTAGGCACAGCCTTTACAAATCACACAATATACACCGAGCAGGTGCCGCAGTCTCTTGATAGGCCCTGCTTTTTTATACTCCCGCTTGAGATCAATCACGAGCAAGAGCTTGGGAACCGGTATAAGCGGGAGTATAGCCTGGTCGTGCATTATTTTGGTGATGGCAGCAATGCGGAGATCGCCACTGTGGCCAATCAATTGACTGCCGTTTTGGCAGATATGAGCTATAATGGTGACCGCATCTTTGGACGCAAAATGAAATATCATGTTGAAGATGGCGTTTTGATCTTTGAAGTGACGGTCAACCGCATTTTGGCCAAGACGGAAACAGCACCCCCAACAATGGGAGAAATAACAATAGAAATGGAGTGATTAATAGATGGCAGGTGGAACCTGGATTACACAAACAAAGCCCCG